GCTTCCGTCCTTCATCAATCAGACCCTCAATGACATTTTCTTCTACCGCAACCGCCTCGGTGTGCTCAGCGGGGAGAATGTCATCCTCTCTGAGAGCGCAGAGTACTTCAATTTTTGGATGACAACCGCAAATGACATTCTTGATACTGACTGTATCGACGTGCCAACAACAACCACGCGCATCAACATCCTCAACTTTGCCGTCCCCTTCAATCAGAGCCTTTATTGCTTCTCGGACACAACGCAGTTCACGCTTTCTTCCGATACTGTGTTGTCTCCGAAGAACTGTGCTCTGGTGGAGGTCACAGGCTTCAACGCATCACCGACCTGCCGGCCGATCGTCGCCGGGAAGAACCTTTACTTTCCCGCAGAACGTGCGGAGTATACCTCTATTAAGGAGTATTACAACGTACAGGACATTGCAGACATCAAAAACGCACAGGACATCACCTCGCATGTAGCGAGCTACATCCCGAACGGTGTCTATCAGATGGTCGTAAATACGAACGAGAATATCATGCTCTTTCTGACAGAGGGAGACACACATTCTGTTTATGTTTATAAATACCTCTTTTTGAATGAGCAGCGCGTGCAGGCCTCGTGGAGCAGATGGCGGATGAGTGGTAAGGTCTATGGGGCTTTCTTCATATCATCCTCCTTGTATGTTCTCCTAGATCGCGGGGGAAAGCATATTTTAGAGCGGATGGATTTCACTGAGAATACAAAAGACTTCCCGCAAAAGGAACCGTATCGTGTGTATCTGGACAGCAAACTAATTGCTAAGCATGGTAAATACGACGCAGCCTTCGACTGCACAGAATATAATATCCTGCAAGAGTACGACTGTACGGGCCTTACGGATATAGATGCAGTGGGCTATGTACTTCCAAACGGTAAATATGAAGTCGTTCCACGCAGCGAACTCGCAGAAGGCAATAAGATATATGTGACAGGAGACCATACAAAAGAGCCTGTTGTCTTAGGTATTCCTTACTGTTTCCATATTCAGCTCGGAACCATTTACATCAGGCAGGAAGATCGCAGCGGCGGTCTGAAAGCCGTCACCAACGGACGCCTGCAGATTCGCAGCATCGACCTCAATTACAGTGAAACAGGTGCCTTTGTGGCAAAGGTCAAAAGCCACCATCACACCTATACATATACAATGACAAATAAAGAGATCGGTCAGATGGTATTTGGAGCAGTTACATTTGACACAGGGAGCTTCCGCATCCCCGTACAGGCGCTGAATACCGCTTATGAATTGACTATTGAATCAAACATGCCGTTCCCCGTGTCGCTGATTGGCTTCATGTGGAAGGGCAGCTTTGTGCCCAGAACGAAAGGAGTGTAAACATGGGTGTAGCATTTACCTTAGGCGCTTCGCTTCTGGGTGTCTATTCCCAGAATAAGGCACTCGAAGCACAGGGAAGAGCCAACCGCGAGACAGCCCGCAGTATGATTCAAAGCATGAATTACAACCTGCAGAACCTTGAACAGGAACGCCGCGACATCTTTGAAGCAACTGTGCAGGAACTGGAACGCACACAGATGCAGGGCAGACGCCTTTCTTCGTCCGTCAATGCTGCAGTGAATGAGGGATTGTCCGGGGGCGGGCGTACCGCCTCCCTCCTCATGCGCAGCAGTGAGGCAGACACTAATAGAGCAGCACAGAGCGTCAAAGACAATTATCAAAAGAGGAGCAACGAGATTGATCTTAACAAGGAAGCAGCACTCCTCAATACAAGGGCACAGATACGTTCCATTCGAGAAGTACAGAAACCGTCCTTCCTCGGAACCCTTGTGTCTCTTGGTACGGCGTACCTCGGAGCAAAACAGGAGCAGGAGAAGATCAAACTCATGCGTGCCCTGGCAGGTGTAGGAAACGAGAAGCCTGTTATGGGAACGGGCGGTGTTCACTTCAACTGGGATGTCGCCAACCAGATTTACAAGGCATCCTATCAGCCCTTCCAGTTCAGCAGTCTCCTCGGTCCTATTAGTCCGAAGCAGACAAAGTTTGCCTTTGACGTGCCAAACCCGTTCAGTCAAGACAGACAGACCATCAACTACTTTTAAAAGGAGGAAATAAATGCCAACAGCAATCTCAGGGGCGATCGGCACCGCACGGCAGTTCACACCGCAGCCCGATGCCGGCTATGTCGGACGCTATGCAGGTGTCTCCCCCTCTTCGATCAACGCCTCCTTTAACCGGAGTGAGCAACTTTCTCAGAACATGATGCAGCTCTCAGCAGCTCTCAGCAGTTATCGTGTGTCTCACGAAAGCTATATGAGCGACATGGGCAGTATTGAGGCACAACGGATGATTCAAGGCGAGAGCGAAGAGAGCATTCGGAAACTCAACGCCATTGATGCCGCACAGCAGGAGGGGTTTGCCGACAGTCTCAGCAACCCCTATTTCAGGGCAAATGCTGAGCGCCTGCGCGGCGGTTTTTTGTCTACCGTCATGAAGAACCAGTATGACGAAAAGTATGCCTTAACGCCGGCCCGAACCGCACAGGAAGAGGCCAATCGCTACAACCAGTTCGCAAAAGACTGGCAGAAAGAGAACCTTGAAGGGGACAGTGCTCCTGTCAACATGACCGCCTTTTCGACGGGCTTCAATGAAAATCAACTCATCAACATGGGCAACCTCATGGCGACATGGGAGAAGAAGAATTACGAGAATGAAGTCACCACAACAATGGCATCCGTGCAAAGTCAGCTCGGAGATGTCATTAAGGAGGCCCCGGAGCTTCTAAAGACCAACGGACTTGTCACACAGCGCGTGCAGGAAATCTTCAATAATGTACGTCTGATGGGTCTCCCGGCGCAGTACCGCGCCAAACTCCTCAATGATTTTGCCGAGGAATTTATCAAGACAGGCCATATCGACGGCACCCGTCTCTCGCAGATGATGGACAACATCACCATCCAAACGAACTTCGATGGCACGGAAATGAAAGCCTCACAGCTTCTTGACATGATGCAGTACAAGACCCTGGCAAGTGAATATGATCGACAATTTCATACGCAGGAAGATTACGACTGGATTCAAGACATGCGAAAGAAGGGACGTGCAGGGCTGAAAGAGGCGATGGCACAGGTAGCTGAACTGCGCCTCACTGACCCTGAGTTGGCACGGAAGCGCAATAGCTTCATTCCGCAGATCAACTCCCTTGTGGAACATGACGAAAATGTTGCACGTCAGGCGCGTTATAATGCAGCGCGTGCACGAGGACGTAAGGCCGGGGGAAAAGGAAACGGCACTATTAATGACCCATCCGAGATTCAGTCTATTTTGTCACAAATTCGACAGGGAAGTACCGTCGTCAATGGTTCACCTATCAATGCCCTATCTTTTGATAAGGATGCTCTCTACGGCGTTGCTCTGCCTATGATTCAGCAGATGGTAACAAATGGGGATATGGAGGGTGTATCTCGAATGATGGACTACTCCAAACTCAAAGATTTACGAGGCAGTATCTCGGATTCCCTTGCCAGTACCATTGCCCAGATA